TAGATACTCCTTGTACCGCTGTTCTGTCGGGATAATGCCGTTTTTGTAGGCATCCTCCAGATAAGCTTTGCTGGCCTCATACTCTCCATCGAGAGCTGCAAGTCGAGCTTCTGTCGTATCTTTGGCAGAAGTCTTGGTCATATCGTCGATGCGTTTCCGAATCGACAGTTCCATGTCCATGATACGTTGTTGGAACTCCGACGACTGCTTCTCATCCAGTCCGGCCACCTTCAGTTTCTCTTTCAGGCGGTCAAGTTCTATCTGAGCAAGGCGGGACGAATACTCCTGTTCCGTCTTGATGTCCCCGTCGATGTATTGCTGCTTCAGCTGGGCAGCACGCTGGTTATACTCTGCATCGACGGCCTCCAGTGCTTCACGTATGCGTTTCTGTCGTTCTGTTTCTGTATCCGGAGTTGTGGGAGGAGTTGGCGGGGTAGGTTCCTCCGTATCTGTTGTGGGAGGAGTAGGTAAAGCTTTGACTATTTCTGCCCCCTTTTTCTGTAGATTCTCCTGTCGTTTTTGGATATTGTCCAGAGCACCGTCCGCTTCGTCAACCCACCCTTGGGCCTCTTGAACGGATTTCACCAGTTCGTTTCTTTGCTTTAGGAGATTGCCGATTTGCTTGCGTGCAGTGAAACGGCCAGTGTCATGCTCTTTCATCCAATCAGAAACGAAGTCATATCCTGCTCCATAACCAAGAGCCTGAGGATTGTTTATACCTTTATTGAGAAGGTCTTTAATCTCTGGATGCTCGGCATCGAAAGCACTGAGTCTGTTTTTACGATTATAGACTCCACCTTGCCTTCTTGCCTTGCTATCCATCACGTTCAGTTCTGCCTCCACGAGTTTTGTCATCTTCGTCTGTAAAGCTTGCTGAACAGCCACGGCTTTCAAGTTGTCGAGATAATCCTTCAGTGCCGTGGTGTTATCATTGATAAGTTTACCTTCAGAGGTCAGTTTAGCATGATAACCAGGAACTATCTTCTTCAATTCGTTTAGAGCCGTTTTTCTGTCTCTCAATGAGCGGTTGTTATCATGTACGGCGGCAGAGAGTAAGCGGATTTTCGCTTCGGCCTGTGCTCTCTGTGCATTGCCTTCCTTTTCAGCATCGGTAATGTCCTTGGCCATGTTCCGTTGCAGTTGCTGTTCCTTGGTGAGCGCCTTTGTCCGATTGATAAGCCGGCTGATAATTTCATACAGCGCCACGCCCAACGTGACGAGCAAACCAAAGGCATTTGCTTTCATGGCAACATTAAGTGCTGCCATTTCAACCTTAGCGGCAGCCATACCTTTTGTAAGTAAGGTATAACCTGCATGAAGAAGGAGAAGAACTGCGCGGAAACCACCAGCCACCCCCCTCCCTAAGGATACAGCGGCATTCCATGAAGCCTGTCCGGCTGTTGCGATTGCATTCTTTATAGCCAGTGCATTATATGCTACAGCGAGCAATGCTAACTGTACCCCATACTTCTTCAGGAAGTCAATCATAGCTGGCATGGCCATCACAAATTTACGGCTCCAGCCAACCATCTGCGAGAAGATGGGAGCCAGTGTCTTGGCCAGTTCCTGACCAGTGAGGTTTATCTGGTTGCGTATCTGAGCCATCTTTGCAGCCGTTGTGTCGCTGTTGATGGCAGCCTGTTCCGTGGCCACGTTGGTATCTGTGACAGCCTGTGTGTAGTTCCGAACCTTCTCCGTGTTATCTATGAGGATCTTCGCCACATTGATGGCACGGTCTCCAAACATCTTCTGCAGTTCACCCATACTGAGATGCTTGGCGGCAAGATTCTCCAGTGCCTTATCAAGGCCGACAATGGCTGGGTTCGTATCGTCGGCATCCGTCTGAAGTTTCAGGAAGAAACGCTTCAGGGCAGTGCCAGCTTCCTCGGCCTTGATACCCTTTTCGCCCAGCATCTCGATGACACCTACCAACTGTTCGAAACTTACACCTGCAGAACTGGCCGCCACACCGGCTTTCACTACGGCTGCTGCCTGGTCCTGCACGTTCGCGGCACCGAACTTGGAACCTGCTGCCAGCACATTGGTGAAACGTGCCGCCTGGTCAGCACCGGCACTATATTGGTTTAGTGAGGTTGTGACAGCATTGACGGCCTCCTTCAGTTCCATCTTTGCAGCCTCGGCCAGACGCATGGCCTCTATGGTGACGGCATTCAGAGCCTGTTTGTCCTGCAGCAGTTCCGGCTTGGCACTGCCCACGAGCATGTAGGCTTCCAGTATCTCCGTTGCCGACTTGCGTACACGAAGTCCACTCTTCTCCATCGTGGTACTGAGCGTCTCGGCCTGCTTGGTCAGCCATGCGATGTTTTCGTCATCCAATCCAGTCAGCGCCTTCAGATTGGCGGCAGCATCCTCTTTCTCTGCAATCTGACGGCGGAAGGCATTCAGTTTCATGGAAACCTGCGTGATGGCAGCAATGGCACCGCCAATCTGTAGGCTGTAGTCCTTGAACCACTGTACGCCCTTGGAAAGCCATGACCGCTGTTGCTGTTCCACACCTTTTATTTCATTACGATGCTGGCGTAGGATTGTATTGTATTGCCGAAGTTTCTCCGCAGTGCGGTTATATTCCTCACTGCCTCGGGTCATCGACTTGATATCTTTATTCAATTTTCGGGCTTCCGTCTCGATTGCACGGATATCATTCTTTACCTCCTTGCCATCGATATAGAGTTCAATGCCTCTGCGTATGTTTTTGTTCTGTGTTGCCATAGCTTATGTCTTGACTATCTTTGCACCTTGTATCTGTTCTGCAATGCTTTTCAAAGCGGTGTCACCCCAGTACGACTGAGCGATGTCGCCCAGTTCCTGTGCCCCTGCCTGGATTCTGCCGTCGAGCCAGTCCAGCGGTTCACGCCGACGTTCGGGTGTGACACCTTCAAATATTTTTTTCGCAGACTTCACGTTAGCGTGCGAGTACCCTCTCTTGAGCATTTCCATAGCCTCAGTACCCCAGTTTTTCACCTTGTACCTGTCTTTGAGCGAGACGACCCGATAGCCTGGTACCGGGACACCATTCACGACAACCCATCCACGTCCGGCACCGTACTGGCGGAAAACGCCGTAAGGCTCGAAGCGGAATGCAATGTGCCGTCCCTCTCCGTCGCGCATCTTATCGACATAGTGTTGGATGGACTCGGCCAGCCGCCCTGTGGCGTGTGTATCCACCACAAGAGCCATCCGTGCCGAGGTGTGAACCTGTTGCGACCACTGGCGAAGCCTTTGGTCGTATTCGGCCTCTGTCATCATCTTTTCCTGTGCCATTATTTCAAGGCTATTTTGAGGATTTTACGTATCGGTGTCCTAAATATGTAGCCCATGATGGCCATCATCAACATCAGAAGCCATGGGAACAACTTAATGGCGCACCGCTGGCGGAAGGTCAACTTCTTTTCCACGGGATAAGGCACTGGAATACTATCTACCTTGCTCTTGTAGAGAGTGTCAGTTATAATCTTCTCCTTGTAGAGCGTGTGCCATTTCTCCTTCTCTACAAACAAGGTTTCGCCCTTGGTGTACTCATGCAGATAGATGGAGTCATGCTTCCAGACGCTATCATACTCCGTCTTGGTGATGTAGGTCGTGTCCGTGTGGTATTCGGGCACTAAAACGGTCTTAGTCTTGCATGAGCAACAGCAAACGGCAATGATAACCGCAAGTATGGCTATTAGAGCAATATTTCTTTTGTCTTTAGCCGTCATACCTTCACAATTTTTTCATTTTTAATAGCATAGCGCACTTTGCCGAGGAACATGTTAGCCTCGTCCACTCTGCGCTTCTTCAACCCAAGCAAAGGCTTGCCACCTGCGTTCACCCACTTCACAATCTGGTCAGTAATCTCTTCATCGGCGGCATTGGCCACAATCTTCTTCTTCAAGGTTGATGTGTTGAACGAGCCTGCGCCAAGGTTGAAAATCCACGACACCAGCGCATCGAATTGGTTCTGCGTGAAGTTGATGCCGAGCTTGTTCAACACTTGCTCTGCGCCCCTTGCGTCTTGCTTGAGGAACCCGTCTGCTGCCGAATCGTTGATGGCCATACCAGGAGTGACACCTTGAGTGTGGCCGTAGCCGATAGTCCACACACCCGCTGGGCACTTATATGCCTTTAACTTCAAGCCTTCATACTTCTTAATGAGGGCGAGTCCTTCATTACTTGTTGTCATAAGCGTCATGTTTATCACTATTTATGTGTTTAACTTGTCTTCTCGCCTCTTCCACCTGCTCATTTGTCACCTTCGGCTTGTCTTCCTTGGCTTCCCCTGCTGCCTCCTCTATTTTCTCACTCTTGCGCTTCAAGAGGGACACAATAAATTTCCGAATTGAGAAGTCCTTCTCTGCGCCATTCAAGACGCAGATGTGCCCGTAGATGCTATCCAACTCCCATGCACTTGTAAGCAGCATGACAATCGTCGCCAGCTTAATGGGGTCTATGCCCACTGGCTCCATAGCCTTGCCAAGCAATCCCGCCACCATGAGGTAGCACATGTAATCCACCACCTTGTTAGCCGTTCTCCGACAAGCCTTACTCTTCCGCACCTCACGACCCTGCATACGGCTCTCTGAGATGCCAAACCAAAAGTCCACGGCAATGAGCACCAGCGACAGCAGCACCCACCACCTCATATCATACACGAGGCTTACCACCTCACTGCTCATCACGGCCACACTCATTGTACGCGCCGCGTTGTTCACTATGCTTCTGTCTCCTATCATTCTTTTATGT